ATCACAGCCAGGATGGGATATAGAACAAACTGGAACTATGCGGTGGCTCAATCATGTATTAGACCTACAAAACTACTTTGAAAACAACAAAATTCCATATGTGATGTACAACTCGTTACCGATAGAGATCGTTAAAAATAAGGGGGATTTTGACGCTTTAAAGGGCATGATAAATGCCAATAGATACTTTAGAGTAAACGATTCTCATTATAATTACATACAAGAAAACAACAGTATTGTCAGTCCGATGGACCCACATCCAAGCAAAAAAGGTCACGAAGGATGGGCAAAACTTTTGATAGAATTTATAGATGCTAACAATCTACGCACCATTAAGTAATCAGAAAAGCAAGGCATGGGAAGTGTTCGAGGGCATACGTGAAACATGGCCGGATGAAATGATTGTCATGGACAATGCTACCGAAACTGAGCCCAATTCAAATTCTATGTTCTGGGGATTTGTCAACAACAATCTCGAAATGGTCAAGAAATTGGAAGCGAGACAACATGACTACTGGTTTACCGATACACCCTACTTTGGAAGATTTGACAACAACAATCTTAAACCAGACAATCACTATTGGCGAATTTGTAACAATAGCATACATGCAGGATTTATTGAAAATTGTGCGGCCGACAGATTTGAAAATTTTAAAATTGAGGTACATGACCCAAAAAAAACAGGAGACCATATTTTGATTTGTCCTAGTTCGGTTGGCATCAACAGTTATCTAGGAAATTCAAATTGGACTAACGATACAATAGAAAAAATAAAAAAATTTACGGATAGACCGATCAGACTTCGACACAAGCCTAGGGGCAGGGGTACATCAGGGCCAAGTGAGGCCAAGGTGCCCCTATCCGAGGACCTTAAGAACGCATGGGCCTGTGTGACCAGTTGTAGCATAGCGGCAGTGGAGGCAGTATGCATGGGCATACCGGTGTTCTGCCACTCCAAAAGTTTTGCGGTAAGTGTAGGCAATTTAAAATTAGAAAATATTGAAAATCCTTTACGTTGTGATCCCATGCCATGGTTATACAGTCTCGCTTATCAACAATTTACTCCACAAGAATACCAGAACGGAACTGCGATCAATATTTTAAGGGAAAAAGGTCTTGTATGAAAAATTGTATAGTGCAATTCCATGTAGATGCCGAAACATATGACAGTCCTGAATACAATAACATATCGGTAAATCAAAAATTGTTACCTTTCAGTTTTGAATCTGTTAAACGTTACAGTGAAAAAATCAACGTCGACCATGTTATTGTTAATGAAAAGAGAATAAATTGGATTCATCCTACCTTCGAAAGATTTGATCTATTTTTTAACAACAACTGGTGGAAAGAGTATGAAAACATCTTGTATCTCGATACAGATTTAATTGTATGGAATGATGCTCCTGACATCTTTGAAATGTATAGACAACCAAACAAATTTAAAATTTGTTATGACAGAATAGCACGGAGAAGAAGCAAACAGTGGCATGAAAAAAATGCCAGTTCATCTATATTAGAAGAATTTGATGGATACACTTTGGCTAAAAATAGATTCAACGCAGGAGTTTTTATGTTAGACAAAACTTCGGCAAAAGCAATGGCCGAATATTTAGATTACAAAAATTTAGTTGCCGATGATAATGTTATGTTGATATACGCCATGTTAAAAAGTGGCGTAGGTGTTGAACAAATGGATTGGAGATTCAACAAAAAGAATGGATATAACTGTTGGTTTGGACATGCTTTCGGACAAGAAAAATTCAATTGGAGTGAAAATAATCCTTTCGTGGTTAAAGCAAGACAGCAATTTCCTAATATAGATTTCTAGTTGAAAATTAATTCAATTACTGGTTTATCTTGGTAGTCGTTTTCTAAATTACTATGAGTCACCATGCCGTCTTCTTTACATGCCAACAAGGTATTTGGCAGGTATGTGTATGCTGTATTGTTGATTGAAAATTGAATATTACGTTTGTCTGTCCTGTCTTTGAAAAACCAGTACACTTTATTTTTGTGCATTTTTTTAATTTTTCCTAGGTCCTTTATCAAATTGATACTTTTAACTGCTTGTTTTTCTTTGAATTCTTTCCATCGGAAATGGTCTAGGTTAGGCATATTTTCGTAAAGTCTGTCGTACGTCAGCATGTCTACCGGATGTCGCATATAAATGAATACTTTGTTATTGCTCTTAATTTTTTGTGCTATCAGCATCTCTATGGATCATTTGCTAAAAAGATTTATTAGTTCTTTTTTCCATTCGTTTGAGTATTCGCAATCGAAGTAATTTTCAACAAACCATGGACCTCCTTCGGTCCAGTGATAAATTTTAGGTTTGCCATCTCGCGGTTCTTTGTACCATCCCACTAACCAATTATAATTGTGAGGCAATGATCCAATGTCGTCGTCATCCAGCCATTGGAATCTGTGTAAGAATGCGCCTGTCTCCTTGTTAAGCAATTCTGGATTGAGAATTTTATTTTTTGGATGGGCACAATTCCATAATATCATCGACGACCAATTTTTCCTGGGGTACACTGTTTGTTTCTGGCCATCCATCTTGATGCCCTCGGCTGGTGTGTAATCGTGTTGGACAACCACTACTGCCTTGTCTGGGTCACAATATTGTTTTAGGTCTGTGGTAGGCACTGTCCATAAAAAATCACAATCGCAAAATACTGCCCAACCTTGATAGTTTTGGAGATATGGAACAAAAAATCTTGTGAAAGTAAATTCCGTAGATGAAAGTTTATCAACTTCTCTGGTGTATAGTCCCGATGCTCTGAGGTCTTTTTGTTTCAATGGGTTAACAACCGCACCCGGTTCTCTTCTTATAATAGAATGTCGACACACTTGATATGCTATGTCTTCTCTAGAATCGTAGCCAACATATACCGGCAAAGTCATTTTATATCCTATCGTTCACGATTTGATAAATGTGTTTCCAGTTATTTACTCTGGTAATTTTTTCATCATTTAGATCTTGATTGAACGAATGATTGTACAAAAGAGATTTCAACCCATATTCTATTCCCAATTTGGCATTTGTTATTTTGTCTTCCACCCAGTAAAGGCCTGTGTCTTTAAATTCGGCAAGAGCGGAATGCTTATCAGCCCCTGTGTCTAAAATAAAAAAGTTGTGGAACACATTGCCAAACAGTTCTCTTAATCTGTTTTTACGTAACTCCTGTGCCGGAATGTCTAATGTTTGTGATGTTATGGGAACGAAAGTCCAACCTTCGGCATATAAAAGTTTAACCCAGGTTTGTGAATCAGGCATGGGTTCCTGTGTAGACATCCAAGCCGATTTGTTGAACTCCGTTGTAAATTTTCTCATCTCTGATTTGACCATGCCATATCTATCGGTCATTGAATACATGGATCTAGCGTTGGCGTTTTCCTGGTGTCCCTTTGACTTCATCCATTTTGCAAAATGGTTTTCCCAGTCCAACAGTACACCGTCAACGTCGGTTAATATAATTTTATTTGATTGTGGCATCTTCCATACCTGCTACTCTCAATTTAACAATGTTTGTGATTTGCCATTGCTTCTGATCGAGTCCTTTGATGATGCCAAGCCATTTGTTTCTTAACAACGCGAATTCGTTTACAATTTTTTCCATGTCAACTACATCTGCCTCACCATCGACATATTTTTCTACATCACGTGAACTTAAGGCTCTTTGATAATTTTCTAGATATTTTTTAAAGGTTGCCGATCGTAATCGTCTTTTTTCAATGTTAAGATATTCTAGTATTGCCTCGATTTCCTGTAACTGATTGAATCTGTGTTCTACCAATCCCGGCATTGCCGCTGATGCTTTTTCAAGACTGCCATATATCTTGACTTCTTTTTTGGCATCATTTAATTCTTTATAGAAATCTTGTATACAATCTGGAATTTTATCTATGCTTTTACTGATTACAGAATACCAAGTCATTATTCATTATAGTATGATTCTTCGTCTTCTTCTTCATCCAATCCTTCTTCACCAAGCACAGTCTCTATTGCTTGTTCTAATTTTTCATCATATTCGCCTGCGGCTTTTATGATTTTTGGATCGGTATCTAAGTCCAACAAGGTTTTTACGTAATCGACAGCACAGTCTAACTTCACTCTCTCAGGAAGATAATTAGATATTGAAGTCCATATTTCCTCAATCTGATTTGCCGTCATCTGATTCTCCGTCATTGGTGTTCTCCTGTTCTGGTTGAACGATATTGTCAAAATCGTTCATTATAATATCTAATTTATCACCAGTCCAGTTTTTTCTGAATTCTGCCGTTGTTTTTTTATCGGGTCCTGTGTAGGCAAGTTTGTTTCCTTGTTTAACAAGAATACCTTTCTTTTCAAACAAATCAACAAGTCCGCTATATGGATCCATTCCTGTCTCATAAGGAATTTTTACCTGTACGCCTTCAAAGGGTTTTGCGTATCTAGTCTTCATGACCTTACACGCCGCTCTGATTCCTCTCACCTCGGATATCTTGTTGCCCGCTTCGTCTTCTTTTAGTTTCAATTTCTTCATCGCAATAACGATTGAACTTGCGTATATGAAACCCTGTCCACCTGAAATCTTGTCATCTGGATCGAACATGTCCTGTGATGCGTAGGTGTGATTGGTTGCTACTAAACCAACATTCCAACTTCCGAACATATTGACACAATTTCTTACAAGTGCTGTAAGTGCCTTTGGCTTTCTACCAAGGTCACCTTTCATATCACCTGCTTCAAACTGATTAACGTCTGTGGGAGTAAGCAACATTCCTAGTGAATCTATCACGAATAGCACTTTGGGTGCACCTTCTCTGTTGTCTGCGTTTTCCTCTTTGTATGATTTCATAAATTCCGAAACTGTTTTGGCTACGTCATCGATCATGGACAAACTTAATTTAAGTAATTTCTTTTCGTCTGTGTCCACTTTTAATGCCTGTAACCATTTTTCATCTAGTGCATTCTCTGTATCAATCAGTATAACAAAAATGCCTTGTTCCTGTGCATTCTTGATTATGTTTCCTGATGCTATGTAACTCTTACCTGCTCCTGATTCACCTGCAAGTACAGTTACTTTTCCTAGTGGAATACCTTTGTTGAAATCACTAGTCATCAAATAGTTCAATGCGTAATTTCCTGTTGAGATCCAGTCTGTGGGATCACTGAACCCAATTCCCAGACCTTGTATTGATTTTGTAATGTTTTTTCTAAATTTTGTTATATCAAATGGTTTTGTCATAGTGTTATATTACTACCTTGTGACTATACTGTCAATCAATATAGTCACTTGGTAAGTTAAGGGGTTTATTTTGCTTGTCTTGATCTGATAAGTTTCAAGATGTCCTCTGCTCTTTTGGCACTATCACCTGTTGGTTGTGCTTGTGGAGCCGGAGCCGCCTCTGTTACAGTTTCAGCCACCGGTTGTGCTGGTGCCTCTGCTTTTGGTGTTTCCACGGCAGTGGTTGTTGCTGAACTCACAGTGCTACTCTGTTGTGGAGCACTTACTCCTGCTGGTCTGTAGTATTGACCATACTTCTCTAGATCATAAGCCTCACCGTTCACAGACTGTTCAAATAATTCTTTGATTATTTTTACTTCTGCTTCCGTTGGCTCTTTTGGTCTGAAGTCACCCAGGTTGTGTAACCCATGTGTGTCGATCGCGGCTCTCTCTGCCTCGTCCAACGCCCTTTCTCTTCTTGACCATTTCGAAGTTGAATAGTCAGCGTAACCACCTTTTGATGTCTTGGTTATTCTGAAGTCAACTCCTCTAACGCTATCAGTTGGCATCTCTTCCATTTCTGGATCCATCAGTGCCCCTTTGATGATGTTGAAGATCTGAGGGCCAATAATAAATCTTCTGATCGGATTTTCAGGTGTTGTGTCTTCCGCTAACGGATTCTGCACAACAAATCCCTGGAAAATGTAACTTTTCTTCTTCCAGTATTTTCTGCCCATGTCTTCCATGCTCTTGTCTTTGAACCATGGTCTCACTTCTGTGAGTACTGGACAAGTCTTGCCATACATCTCCATGCATGGTACTTGTACCTGTACAGGTCTTGAATCTGCTTGACCCTTGATACCATTGAATGGTAACTTGATCATGTTCCTTTCAGTCCAGAAGAATGTGTTGGTCTCGTCCTTGTCTGGCAAGAATCTGACAACTGCTTCTTGTCCTTCTTGTATATTCCAGTGTGGGTAGATGGCGTTGTCTCCGCCTGTTGATGAAGTGGAGCGATTCACTTCTTGATCTTTTAACTTCGCTCTTATTTCAGCCAATGTAGCCATAATGTAAGCCTCCTATTTTGTGCCTATGTTGTTGTTTGCCTAAATGTATATTAGACATATAGTACGTAATATACAACTATATTTATCTATTGTCTAGTGTTATTATTGGTAAAATGCTAGGTTTTTGATACGATCTATCTCTGTGCTGTTACCTTGAGATGTTTCGTCATCTGACTGTTCTTCTTCAGAAAAAAATTCTTCTAATTTTAATCCCGCTTGTTCTATGGCATCTTTTAGTGTGTATTCTTTGCCACCAACTTCAAACTTGTCTCCGGGTTTCATTCCCGCCGCTTTGGCTTTTTGAACTGCTTGAGCAAACTCGTTGCCTTCTGTGGTGTTGACATCATCTGCCATGGACATTGCTCGTTCATCGTAATCTTGTCTTACCCAGTTGATGTAAGCACTCGACGATTCTAAGTCTGCCATTTGATCATCAGTTAAATCTGTGCCATCTATAAATTTAGCAGAACTGATTGGAGCAATAACATCGCTGTAATCTTGCATATCATATTCAATACTTTCTGAATCAACTTCTTTGCCGTCGATAATCATTGGCTCGTCTGTTTCATTTACTGTTTCTTCTGGATTTTCGTTCACGTCGTCTTGTGCTTCGGCATTGAATGCGTCTACATCTAGACCTTTAGGTTCATTGCTTATCTGTTTTCCTGCTAATCTGTCAAAGTTTTTGCTTAGGTAAGCAGTGGCAGTGTCATAATCCGAACTCTTGTAAGCAGACTCTCCGTCTTTGTCCAGCACATCATAGACCATTTTTCCATCTTCACCTCTGTACATTGAAACGTATGGTTTTTGTTCTGTGATGTTGTCCGCCCAACCCTCGAAAGCAATTTCTTCTTTGGCTTTGCCTTTTCTGTCTTTCTTGGGTTCGTAAGCCGCCGGATCCATTCTCACTTGTGAGGCGTATTCGGGATCCTGCTTCATTTTTTTAAAGTCATCGATGTATCTCTTTGCCAATTGGAAAGCAACTTTTTTATCTCTTATGTAATTTTTGTGTGGTTCAAAGAAAGGTTCACCTTCTTGAGATATGTTGTCAGCAACACTTGAAGCAAAGTTTGCCACTCTGTCTTGATCTGGTGTTTTTGTCAACATCCTTGCCGCGATGTCTCCCAAGATGCTTGATAGCATTGTGTTTTTATTTGTGAAATTTGTCCTAGCCAACATTTGATCAGCGGCCGGGTCTTGTCTTAGTACAAGTTGATTGTCTGGATCTGATAGGTATTGCTGGACCAATGGAGCGGCATCGACCGGTGTTGGGACTTCTAAGTCTTTTTTGCTCAATGGTTTTTCATCGTCGAATTCTTTCACTTCGTCTGTTTCTTTCATGATCGAATTGATCAAAGGAAGAGCAGAATCTATTTTCTCATCGAAATGTTTTAAT